TATCTGAACCAGATGACTTTCTGAAAGTCAGAGAAACTCTTACAAGAATTGGAGTAGCATCCAGAAAAGAACAGAAATTATATCAATCTTGCCACATACTTCACAAGCAAGGTAAGTATTATATTGTTCACTTCAAAGAATTGTTTGCTCTTGATGGTAAGAGAGCAAACCTTAGTGTCAACGATGTTCAAAGAAGAAATAGAATTATACAATTACTCAGTGACTGGGGATTGGTGACCACTCTAGTAGATGAATCACTTGATATAGCACCACTAAATCAAATCAAAGTTATATCATATAAAGATAAAGGAAATTGGACTCTAGAAACAAAATACAACATAGGAAAGAAAAAAACTGTTGAGTAATATAAGATACAATAAAGATAAAACACACAGATACGATTGTTGGGAGTACGGATCATTCACTATAAAAAAAGAGATGATCTTTTCCAACGTTGGTCTCTTAGAAAAAGTTGTAGGTAATCTAAAAAGACTGGGGTGGGAGAAGTTTCATAATGTTGTTATTCCAGAATTTGAATACAAGGTAAATGATCATTTGTTAGAGATTGAAATGGAATATATCAAAGGTGATTTTATAAAATCTATTCATCACTATAACGTGGTCTATGATGAATTAGTTGAAAGAGACTCGACCTACTCATGGGCAGATTACAATCCCACAAATTACATTGTCAAAGATGATAGGATACATGTAATAGACTTAGACTCTTTCGGGTACATTGAGTATGAGCACAGGAAGGCAAAATGGGAAAAACAATTTGGTATATTCGCTCCCCTTATACGATCATACAAAGGTAAAAATCAATTAGATGCTAAGTTATCATGTGATAATTTGCATTATATAAAACTAAAAAGACTTCTACAAAAAGTATTCAATGCAAAGGTAGATAGAGTTGAAGAGAACTACTTTGCTATGATTGATGGTAAGACTTATGATAACTTAGAGGAAGTTATGTCATATCTTAGATTATTATACAATTACTTACAGATTGAGATGGATACAAACACCCCACGGCACCAGCAAAGAAAAGATATTCTAAAAGAGTTACGGTAAACCTCATCGTATCATAAGTGTATTCTGATATAATTAGTAGTGTCGCCTACGGGGACATTACAATTAGACGCTCAAGGAGGTCACCATGTTTGGAACAGATGGCAGTATTACATTGTCTGTTGGAGATACACACGATTATCTGCAAAAGATAAGACGTAATATGATTGGTTTTGATGAATGGCAGCAGCAATTCGATACACCAATACAAAACTACCCACCTTATAATACTATAAAGGTATCAAACCACGAGTATAGAGTTGAGGTAGCAGCAGCAGGATTCAAGAAAGAAAATCTAAAAGTCTATACACAAGAAGGACAACTTGTGATAGAGGGCAAGAAGGAAGATGGAGTAGAGCATGAGTACATGCATCGAGGACTAGCACAACGAGCATTCACTCGTGCATGGTCACTACCAGAGGAACTTGTTGTCAAAGATGTCAGATTTGAGGATGGTTTATTACTCATAGACATCGAGAAAATTATACCTGACGCACAGCAACGAAAAGATTGGCTCTAAATACATACATGTATTCAAGAGTTCTAAGACACATAAAACCAAAAGATCTCAGAGAGTCACTGACTCTGAGGTTTACAGAAATCCTCAATCCAATGTTTTGGGTTGGGGATTCTCTCAAGCCTGAGGTACGTGAGGCATTGATGAACTTTGCAGAGGCATTCGCTGCTTATGTTGATCTTGATGAGAGAGCGATGGTTGATGTATTGCTTTTAGGTGGTAATGCAGGGTATAATTACACACAATACTCTGACTTAGATGTGCACATAGTTGTCGATCCTAAGTTTATACCTGATTGTAATCCAGATTTACTTGACCAATATTACATGGACAAGAAAACACTATGGGAATTGACACACAACGTCACGATCTATGGTGTCAAAGCAGAACCATACATTGAAAGACCTAAGATCACTCGCAAGAAGAGTCAGGGTGTGTATAGTCTATTGAAAAAATCATGGATACAAGAACCAACACGTATCGAAGGTGATGTGGATGAAAAAGATATAGAAAAAAAAGTAAACAATTTCAAATCTAAAATAGATGCACTCATCAAGAATGAAAATGCAGATGGGTTGAAAGAATTGGTAAAGAAACTCAGAGATGGTAGGTCAGTTTCACTACAAAAATATGGTGAGTATGGTTTTGAAAATATGGTATTCAAAGAACTAAGAAATCAGGGTTATATTGACAAAGTACGTACAGTTGTGGTAAACTTAAAGTCGAGAAGTCTTTCTTTATGATCAAACTTATAATATTCAAAAAAGATCTAGTCCTCATTGCTAGAGTGGAGGAGGTTGCAGCGACAGTGCCTGGTGAACCTGACTGTAAACTCATAGAACCCTTTGAGTTGAAGGGTGATTACTTAGAATCATGGCCATCCTTCTCTAGTCAGCGTGAAATAATGGTGTCATCAGATAGTTTTTTGACTATACTAGATCCAGACAAACATCACCTAGATAATTATCAAGCATTGACTGCTAAGAATGTCACAGAAAAACCTTAGAATACTATGGTTATATCCCAATCAACATATGAGAGTGACACCACCAGGCGGTGTTGCTATTATTACAGCATGTCTAAAGAGAGCAGGTTATCGTAATATAGAATTATTTGATGCTACATGGTATCCAGTTGAAATAGAAAGTAAAGATAAACATCATCTTCCCGATAGGGATAAAGAGAGAACGAAGAGACAAATGTTCCCTGATTATGAATGGAAAAGAGATGATGTTCCAAAAGATTTTTTCGTGCTTGAAGATATTGATATGTACACAGCATGGAGACAAAAAGTAATAGATTTCAAACCAGATGTTGTTATATCATCAATCGTAGAGGACACATATTATATTTGGAAGAGATTTATTGATAAAGTTTCTGACCAAAAATTTATAAGTGTTGCAGGTGGTGTTTTTTGTACATATAATCCCAAAGCATTTGAAGGGCAAGTTGATTATATCTGTAGAGGGGAAGGTGATGAGGTGATACTTGAGTTGATGGATCTTATAAGTGAAGGTAAAACAGGACATCATCTAGCAAATATTCATCCCAATCCAATGAGACCTGCTCTGGATGTCAATAAACTACCACCCACAGATCATGATATATTTGACAAGAGGTCATTGTATAGACCATTTCAAGGAGAGATAATCAAGATCGCTACAGTAGAAACACAACGTGGATGTCCATTCAAGTGTAAGTTCTGCAACTCACCATCTAATGCAGGTTTGTATAAAGAAGAAACTGATAGTTTATTTTTTAGAAAGAGAACTGTAGAGCATCAAGAAGAAGAAATAAAACATTTACTTGATACTATACAGGTAGAATTTTTGTGGATAGTCACTGATACATTTCTCACCATGTCAAAAAAAGAGTTTGATAAGTGGGCAAACATGTATTCCAAATACAAATTACCATTTTTAGCACAAACAAGACCAGAACTTTTGTCTCCATACCAAGCAAAAACTTTGAAAGAGTTGAACTGTGTCAAACTAAACATGGGTGTGGAGCATGGAGATCCACAGTTTCGTAAAGATGTTATAGGTAGAGTATATGATAATGAAAAAGCAATTGATGCATTCAATATCGCAACAGAAGCAGGTCTTTCTACCACTTGTAATTTTATTATAGGATACCCATATGAAACTATGGAAAATTGTTGGAAGTCTGTTGAATTAGCATCACAATTGAATTCAAGTGATATCAATGCCTTTATATACACACCGTATCACGGAACACCTATGAGAGATATGTGTGTGGATGCAGGTTTTGTAAAAGATGATTTGATTGTAGAAATGGTCAATGATGATCAAGGTAGTTTTCTAGATATGCCACCTCCATACATGAGTAAAGAGGAAATATACTACATGTATAATAATTTTGCTAGACTTTTCCGTGAAAATTCTGTACAACGTGATAGAATAGGCACTGGTAAAGTAAAAACATTCGCAGCATGAGATATTACACCAACGTACAAATGGTCGGTAACGATTTTCTTGTTCGTGGTTATGAGAATGGTAAGTCATTTACATCAAGGGAGTCTTTTCAACCCACGATGTTTGTTCCTAGCAAGAAAAAAACGAAATATAAGACTCTAGATGGCAAGTATGTGCAGAGCATACAACCTGGTACGGTCAGAGAGACCAGAGAGTTTATTAGAAGTCATGATAACGTAGAAAACTTTGAGATATATGGCAACAATAGGTACATATATCAGTACATCTCTGACAGATATCCTGAGGATGAAATAAAATTTGATCTCAAGAAGATGAATCTTGTGACTATTGACATTGAGGTCAAGTCTGAAGGTGGATTCCCTACTGTAGAGAAATGTGATGAAGAGATGCTACTTATATCTCTACAAGATTACAACACTAAACGTATATTGACCTTTGGTGTAGGTCCTTACAGAACACAAGACAAGATGGTCAAGTATGTGGAGTGTAATGATGAGTATGATATGCTCACACACTTCATAAATTACTGGTCACATACACCAC